GGCTTATACTCTAATATTGCAGCAGTTACTAGATTTAAACTCCGGTTATCCTTGGGATTACCCAATTCCTTTACTTTAGATAACCTCATTACTGAAGATGCTCCGCAATCCGGGCTTGATATAATGATATCCACTTTCTCATCAAATTCTTGTAAACAGAACCCTTTATAGAAAGGTATATTACCAAAATTAGCTTTCCATTGCTTTTCACCTGGAGTATGGAATACTCCTCTTACTTCTATATTCCCAATCAGATGTTTCCTGAAAGGGAATAGTAAAGCTCCCTGGCCAGCGCATACACCTAATACTGTGTATCTATTTATGTTCATAAACTAAATATTTTATAATATGTATAAAGATATAATTTTACATGGTCTTAAAGTTAGAGTATTCGGTAATGGTAAGTCTATCCAAGTGTTCAGAAATAAATCCTGGGTTCCTTTAAAGTTTAAAGAATCCTACGGATATCCTTTAGTTACTCTAAAACATAAATCATTAAGAAAACATTATAAGGTATCAAGATTAGTAGCAATGGCTTATATACCCAATCCTAATAATTTACCAGTAGTAATGCACTTAAATAATATACGTACTGATAATAGAGCCGAGAATCTTAAGTGGGGAACTCAGAAAGAGAATACCCAACAGTGTATTCAAGAGGGTAGATTCTATTTTCATGGAGGTTATAATAAGATAAGTCCTCGTAAAATACGTAGAATAATCAGGTGTTTAAGATTACATAGATATACTACTATACGAGGACTTTGTCAAAAATTTAAGATATCTAAACCAGCCCTATACCGAATTAAAAAGACCTATTTTTTGTAGCTTCTAAGTTTTACATACTTAACCCAGGAATAATGTTTACGAGTTCGGATATACTCCAAGTCGTGGTCATTATTATGGGCTTCCTCTTCGAAGCTTACATCATGGTATCTTTCGCTTTGTTTGTTCCACTTAGCAAAGAACATGATGATTAGGTACTCGATTGCATACCATAAGTAGTAGAATATCCACAACATCTCTTGCATTTGTTTGAGATGAATGTGCTCATGATTGTAATCATAGGTATCAAACTTAGCACCTTTTCTCACAAAGACAATTCCGAATAGGTTCATTGCCTTGTATCCCTTGAAAGGGATGAATTTGTTGTAAATTACCTTCATTATATCTTGTTTTTAAAGTTTTCGTAAGCGTTTTTTAACTTCTGGTCATAGGCATTTTCAGCATAACCAGGACCATTATACTTCCGAGCAAAGCCTGCCCAGTCATGTTCTTTCAGATTTTTCAAGCAACTGGTATTATTCATGTAGTAATACATGAGTTTTAACTGACTTGCATGAGATTCCTGCATCTTTTTCACGAATTCGAAGACGTCTTTACAGCCACAATAGAGGTGATTGAAGCCCATAATCTGAAACATTCCCCAAGAAGCTGACTTCAAAGCACATTCTTCGTCGATTTTCTTGGCAATTTCGAGTCTTTTGTACTCATTTGCTCCTCCCAAGTACTTCGATTTATCCCATTTTGGGAAACAAATGGTAGGATAACTCTTTTGAGCGGCTACCGACTTGTCTAAACCGAACTTGTTTTTGATTTCTTTGTACATAATGTGACCTTCAAACAGAATTTGAGGTCTACCATCTACTAGAAATCCATCTCTACCTGCTCCTTCAACCAGTTGTACTGCCTTTAAAAGAGCTGGCTCCAGTCCTAAATCATTGGCCAGAGCCACAATCATTTCATTAGTTAACTTATCCATAACGTTATATTTTAAAGTTCATTAAAGAAAAGAAAGTATTGCGTATACCTTATCTGGATGATAGTTAGGAGTTCTATTATCTTATATAAAATTTATAATAATATGGAAGAGAAACTCACATGTCACCTATGTAATTCACCATTAGATTTGGATGATTACGATTTAGCCAAAACAGTACCTCAATTAATGAAGGAAAAACAACTTTGTTTTCGATGTGTTTTTTGGCATAGAATCCTTGAATCAGATAAAACTTTGATAGAGGATTCTAATTATGAAATGATTCCCTTAGTTACACCCTATTTTCAGCATTATTCTATTCACTTAAATAAGATTTGGTTAGAAGTCGCTACCTTTAGAAGAGAGTCATTAGGTTCAACCAAGAAATATATTGCTGCAATGGTAAATAATAAATTGTATATTGGTTCGTATAATAATTGGGGATTCCAGGGAATAATTCCGGCACACTTAAGAGAACTTTTTACTCCAAATGGTATAATCCTAACTCCAGAACAACTAGATGACTTACTTAACAGGAAATCCTTTACCGCAGCAGATTTAAAAATAATGATTAATAATTGCATTAAATCAGATTAATTTTGTATATTTGCATAAACATTTTAATAATAAAGATATGAAAAAGAACAAAGAAACCAAAAAGCTAAAGGAGGGTGAAGAAGTCATTTTCTCTGATGGCAAAACCTTAATGGAAAAGGTAATCGTAGAATCTATTGACAAGAAAGGTGGGTTTGCAGTACTGAGCAATAAGGTAAAAGTATCAAGAACTATCGGACCAGATGGATTTTATACAAGGTTAGATGGTAAATCAAGTATGATATTACCTCTAACAGATAAATCTGAATTGGATTACCAAGCCTTCAAATCTTATTTCTCTATTAAGAGAAACCTGGAATTTATCGAAGCCAAGATAAAAGATATGAAGGATAAAGAGTTCAGCGAACTAATAGTAGAGTTAGATAAGAAGATATCCAAAATCGTAAATAAGTACTTTGAACAATGATAACCTGGATAATCTTAGGCATTATATATGCCATATGTTTTATACCTGCATGGTTTATAACCAGAGTAATTACCTCATCCCACCCAATGAAAAGGGTGGGGTTCTTTTTCCTAACCATCTGGTTAATCATGCCCCTATTCCCGATATATTTATTAATCACATACTTTAAGAACTATGAACAGAGAAATAACGACGAAGAAGGTAGGTAGGCAAAAGAAGCTTACCAATCCATGCCCAGTAATTAAAGGAGAAGTACAGATAATGGTAGGAAGTCCAAAGTGTATTACCTGCCAATGGTTTGAAAGAAAATTAGAGAAGGATGGAAAAGCCTACGTACACTGCAATCGATTATAATTCCAAAGAGAATAGGGTAATCGAAGAAAGGATAAGAAATTACTATCTTCCAGTAAAGAATACATTTGAAGCAGTCCTATATGGAAGTCTTAATATCGAGATAGTATACTTTGGTTATTATAACCCTACCATCATAAAATTGCAAGGAGAAGGATTAAGAATTGAAGGTAGGATATGGTATAGAATGCCATTAGAAAACCTAGAAGGACATGAATACCTTCTAGGAACAGCATTCTGGTTTCCTATATCTAAGGAACATAATGATAACCGTATTAAAATACTAGAGTGTGCCCTTGAGGACTTAGAGAGAATTAAAAGGGAGGGAGAACCAAAGCTCCCTCCTATCACCTTTGAAGAACCTAAAATATACCCATGATGGAAGATTTAGCAAAGTTTACCAAAGAGGAAGAGGAAATCCTTATGCTTACCGAAGAGATTTGGAATAGGTTTTTAGAATTACCTATCAATCATCCGATGGAGGCAAATGAGATGGCAATTAAGATACATGATATCCAGAGGATGATTATATCTAGGCCTGGATTTAGGTTGAACCAAGAAATGTTTAGGCAATATGGTAACGGTAACTGTAATAAAGGATGATGGCAATAAGAGAATCCTAAGATGTTCTGAAGGTAATAGGGTTTGGTATCAGCTTTGGATTACCGATTTGGATATGGCTATGCTTGAAAAGTATTATTTAGACCTTATTGAGAAGAAGTTGATTAAGTCTTGGTGGTTAAGGAATCTTCAGGTATGGTATGTTTTCTTTTATGAAAAGAAAGGTAGGAAATCTAATTTGGTAGTGGGTAAGGAAACGGCTCAGTATATACTAAATTGCGTAGAATAATTAGGATGCCAGGGATGTTAGGTCTCTGGCTTCTTTGTGTGTGCATGTGTGGTTGTGGTGTCTTGGTATGCCTTTATCACGAAAGCCTAAAATTTCCTGGTACTAAAAGGGCCGAACGGTTACGTTAAAATTAACATTCAAAAATAAAAAGTAAGGGACAAACATTTTTATTTGCTTTCCCTTACTTTTTATTTAGTTTATAAGTTCTTTAAAAAATCTTTTGTATCTTTGATAATCTGAATTAATACCCAAATTACACCAACAAATAAAAATACATTTAATAGCATATCATTTAATTACTTGAAATTTTTGACTATTTGTAAACCTTTTGTTAGAACTTCTTTTTTTGTGTCCTTTGTATTTTCGCTTGCAATACTTGCAAATGAAAAATCATTCACTTTGTAGACTTGCTTATAAAATTCTGTAAATGCAGAAACAAGTGTTTTTAATTCATTTTGTTTCTTTTCTTCTTTTGCTTTGCAAATCGAATCAAGCAAAGAAAAAGTTGTATTTCTTAACTTTTTTCGATATGCTTTTTTTTGCTTTTCGTTCAATTCAGCAAACAGAGATTCAACATAAATTTCTGTTTTCTTTCCTAAAGAAGTTTTTAAAAGTCCGTTAGTTTTTTCATTTAGACTTTTAAAAATACTATCAACTGATAATTTAATAGTGCTATTTGCTTTTGCTTGCGCTTTTGCTTTATTTGCACTAACTTTGTTTACTTTGTTGTTAGCAACTTCTTTTTCTACTACTACATTCTTTAATTCTTCCATAATAAAATACATTTAGTTTTTAAGTTTATTTTATTATATCCTTTTCTCTATAAAACTAAATGATTTATAAGAAAAAGAGAAAAGGAATATTTAAATTAAATTGTTTCAAAATGTTAAACGATAAAATACTATCAATACAAAAGTAGTTTTTATCTCTCTTTCTGTATTACAAAGATACAACTTATATTTTAATCTACAAAATTTTTAGAGAATTTTTTCTTTAAAAATAGTTAATCAAAATTTTAAATATCTCTTTGCTTTTTCAACACTACAAAGATAAGAAATATCTTTGAATCTACAAAACATTTATAGAAAAATTTTCGAGAAATTTTTAAAGAATTATTTTTAATAATTTTGCATGAAAAATTTGCAAGTAGGTTTTAGGGGTTTGAATTGGGGGCATGGTTGTGGGTAGGTAATATATGTATATTGATGGATATAAGGAAGGGGTTGGTATAGGTACCACTTTAGAAAAAAGAAGGCCCCATACAGTCCGGTAGATATTATCTGTATATTATCATACATAAAGGCCATTAGGTGACTAGCAGGCTTTTATACCAATGCCATGGGCCATGTATGGAGTCCTAAAGAACTAAGGCCTATGAGTCTATAGTTAGGACATGGGTAAGCCTTAGCAAGTCCCATGATGGCCTACATAGAAAGGCTATAAGAAAAGCCCAGTACCTAAGATAGGCTGGGCTTAGGTGTAACATAGTTAGCGAGATTTGAATAAGGCAATCAAGGCAACCATAGCAGGAGATAGTATAAATGATAAGGCAAGTATCATTGTAAGATTACCTTGTAAGGCTTCGGATAAAATGTATAGAGCTCCCATAATGATTAGCATGAATAGATGTCGGTAATGATAAATGTATTGTTAACGTAGTTTACGATTGGTTCGCATTGGTCATTGTTTTCTGAGAATACATTGTATAAGGCAGCCTGGATATATTCGATATCGGCATCGGAATAAGTAGTGTCCGTAGTGAAGACCCAGGTATGAGTACCCTTATAATCGGTAACGGTAGAAGTAATCGAAGCAAGATATAACCGGTATACCTTAATAGAAGTCTTTTGAATGGCTTCTAGGATAGGTATGATATATTCTTGGTAACCTTCTGGGTCATCGATAATGGAATCGTCATGGCCAGTAGAAATGATTACCAGGTCCTTGGCCATAGGATAATAATAGGCAATAGGATAATTGTTACCGCAAAGGATTTGGTTTGCATTAAATTGAATTGTTTTCATATCTATATATTTTTAATTGTTTATACTGCAAATATAGACATTTTTATTTATTTATGCAAATCCTACTGAGGCCATTAATGGATTATGTCTTAAGGCTACTTAACTTATTAATAATCAAAGAGTTACATAATCCATATCTCTTCTAGCCATTATTAGTTTCTTTTTAACTAACTACAAGGGCCATTAATAACATACTTACTAGTTTTAGGTACCCCTAACAGCCTACATTTTTAATATAATCTCAATAAATTTGATGGCCATGAATGGTATATTTTAATGCCTAATCCCCAAATCCCATTGCCTAATCCTAACCAATATCTATATAATATATACTAATATAAAGGGCCATTAGGGGTCTAGGATTAAGGGGATTTAGGTACCCATATGGGCCTTAGTTGTGGGCCTTTTAGGCAATGGGTCATAATGACCAAAGGCTATGAGACATATGTGTTAGATAGCTATAGAGTAGTGGTGTTGTATAGTGGTAGGGGGGCTAGGCCTAGAAGTTTGCCTTAATCCCAATACCCCCGGAAGGCCTTCAATATTGTATTAGTTATATGTATATTGATTATATGGTATTAGGATTAAGATGTATCTTAGGTATGTATGTAACATAGTTAGGCCCAGTATGATTTTGTTTTATACTGGGCTTTAGTATTTTATTTGATATTTGTTTTTGTTTGGGGTTAGGTGTATCTTAGGATTACAGTTTCTAATAGGATTAGTAGGATTATCTGTAGGCCTTGTAGGATTAAGTATATGTATTTTTGTTTGTTGGTGGGGTTTGGTATTTGATGGTATATCTTATCCCTGTGGGTTAATGATAACCAGGTATATAGGATTACTGGGATTAGTAGTAGGGTTTTCATTTCCTTTTCTGTTTTAATTTGTTTTGGGTACGTAGGTGCTTGTTGAAGGTTGCACCTGAGTCTGTGTAGTAATTGGGGTTTGGTTTACCTGGAGTAGGAAAGTGTTCATTCCATTTATCCTGGTGAGGTATGTATACTTGGTTCTTGGATTTCTTGATAAGCCTTGTCTTGGTTATCTTCAAGTGAATGGTAGATGTCTTGGACTTGGCCATCTTCTACGATTACTAAGGTTGTGATTTTTAGTTTCATTTTCCGTAATGTTTTAGTTCTTGGTTATACTCTGGGTATTTTTTCTCGTAGTAGTCATAGAGATATTGGTATTCGTCATCTCCTGACCAGCAATCAAGGAAGTAATCATATTGGTCCTCGGTTGCCTGTGATGGGTGTATGTGCAATGTATACTTGCAGTAGTGTTCCCATACTGTTTTAGGTTGGAATTTATTAGTAGGGAAAGCCATGACTACTAGAGCCATGGCAATTGATGTTAGGATTATAAGTTTAGTTCTCATTTGATAAGGGATTTGAAAAAGTTGATAGTATTTTCAGTGAAAGTGTAAAGAGTTTCTGGTTTTTCGAGAAAGTTAAGGTAATATTCGATTTCCTCGGCATGTTCTTCCTCGTTGAAATTATCCTTGTAGTATTGGAATTTTTCCATGATAAGTGGTTTGTATTTTTCCTGTTCAAGGATAAGAGTTGCACCGTAGAGTACCATGTCTACTTCGTCTACGTTATAATCGAAGTATTGGTCATCGCAGCCTCTGAGCAAATCCATTTGATTGAGGATTTCCATTAGGTCGAGTTCTAAGGATTCCTTATCGGCATAAGTATATACCCAAAGCATATCGCCAGAGTAATTTACCATATCATCGTAATGTGGGTCATCCTCGGCAATTTCGAAGTCATATGTATTTTGGGCATGTGACATGGGCATTTGGCCTTGGATAGAGATAATATGATAAGGATTTTGTGCAATGATTGATGCAAGAACTGAGGTTGAATTTAATGTTGTCATGATGTTATAAGTTTTATTGGTTAATGTTAATTG